GCACAGTTGGTAAAGATGCTTAAAAATCAAAAACAGGAAACGTAATGGAAACACTAATTGAACAACTCAAAACAATTCTAGGTACAAACTTTGCTTTGTATTTAAAGGCACATGGTTATCATTGGAACGTTGAAGGACCAAACTTCCCACAATACCATGATTTCTTAAATAATCTTTACACTTCTTTATTTGCACAGATAGACCCTATTGCAGAACACCTTCGTGCATTGAATTCATATGCACCAGGTTCACTTTCTCGTATGCTTGAACTTGCAGACCTACAAGAAGCAACAAACATACCAGATGGTATTACAATGATGCGTGACCTTGCTGCGGATAATGATCGTTTCATAATGCATCTTCGTGCTGGTATTGTTGCTGCCGATGGTGCTAACGAACCTGCGGTAGGTAATTTTTTACAAGACATTTTGGATGCACACCAAAAACATGGATGGATGTTGAGAAGCATCATTAAATAAAATGGATGACGGATACCTTGGCAATGCTCGGCTCAAAAGAACGGGCACTGAACTATCCTATACTGAAGAACAAGTATTAGAAATTGCAAAGTGTGCAGATGATCCTGTATACTTTATTAAAAACTATGTCAAGATTGTAAACGTTGACCGTGGTCTTATCACATTCGACATGTGGGATTTTCAAGAGGACATGGTACGTACCTTTCATGAGAATCGATTCACTATCGCAAAGATGCCACGACAGGTTGGTAAGACAACCACAACCGTTGGTTATATGTTGTGGGCAGCAATCTTCAATGAAGAATACACCATTGGTATTCTTGCCAACAAAGGTCAGTTGGCACGTGATATTCTAAGTCGTATTCAAAAAGCATATGAATACTTGCCGCAGTGGTTGCAACAAGGCATCATGACATGGAACAAAGGTTCTTTAGAGTTAGAGAATGGTTCTAAGATATTTGCCTATGCCACATCAGCAGCAGGTGTTCGTGGTGGTACCTATAACTTAATTTTTCTTGATGAGTTTGCGTTCGTTCCACATAACATGGCAGTTGAGTTCTTTACATCAACGTATCCTGTTATCTCATCTGGACAAACATCTAAAGTAATTATTGTTTCAACTCCTAATGGATTGAATCTATTCTACAAGATGTGGACAGATGCCATTGAAAAACGTTCAACATATAAGACACTTGAAGTTCACTGGTCACAAGTTCCAGGGCGTGACTTATTATGGAAAGAAGAGACGATACGAAACACTTCTGAAGAACAGTTCCGACAAGAATTTGAAACAGAGTTTATTGGTTCTAATGCTACACTGATATCAGGAAGTAAACTGAGGTCGTTGGCATTTCATGATCCGATTGCGATGGAAGAGAACTTCAACATCTATGAAGAACCCATACCTGGTCATCTATACATTGCCACGGTAGATTGTTCTGAAGGTGTGAATTTAGATTATTCTACCATCAATGTACTCGATGCTACACAAGCACCATATAAACAAGTAGCACGATACCGAAACAATAAATTACCACTATTGTTCTTTCCGACAGTCATATACTCAATTGGTAAACGATACAATGAAGCATTTGTACTGGTAGAAACAAACAATATTGGTCAGCAGGTCGTAGACATTCTCCACTATGATCTGGAATATGAGAACATTTATAAGACAGAACAGCATCATATCAAAGGTCAGTCCATCTCTTCAGGATTTAAAAGGTCAACTTCATTTGGTATTAAAACAACCAAGTCGGTTAAGAAGATTGGTTGTGCCAACTTAAAGACTCTGGTAGAGAATGACAAGTTGATTATTAATGACTTTGATACAATCAATGAGATGAATACCTTTGTCAGAGTAAGAGATTCATATGCAGCAGAAGAAGGTAGTAACGATGATATTGTGATGGGATTGGTACTGTTTTCTTGGTTGACCGCACAGTCGTTCTTCAAAGACTCTACCAATATTGACATCCGTAAGATGATGCTAGATGAACAAAATATGCTAATTGATGAGACCATGACTCCGTTTGGATTCATAGAAAATGGTCTCCAGGAAGAAGTTGAGGATGATGGTGAGGACCGTTGGCACTTCGCAGAGAAGCGTGGTTACCCAATGTCAAGGTTGTAAAAAACTAAATAGACTATCAAAGACAATTGACCCAACAATTAAAGGAGAAATCCAATGGCATTTCAATTATCAGCGGGTGTACTTGTATCAGAAATCGATCTGACTACAGTTATACCTTCCGTTGCTACTTCTACAGGAGCATTTGTAGGACCTTTTGCTTGGGGACCAGCAAGTGAAATTATCACTATACCAGACGAAGTTAGTCTGACAAATAGATTTGGTAAACCAGACTCAACAAATTATGAATATTGGTTCTCAGCAGCAAACTTTCTGGCATACGGAAACAATTTAAAAGTAGTTCGTTCAATAAACACAGCAGCAGGTGGTGCTAATAACGCCACAGCAAATACTGGTGTTGGTGTTTTAATTAAAAATCTGGATGAGTGGACAGCAAATCAACAAGGTAATGCTGTTGGTACAAACAATGGCTGGGCTGCTCGTTTTCCTGGCGCATTAGGCAACTCATTAAAAATTTCTGTAGCAGATGGCGGTTCATACGCTGGATGGGCATATGCATCTCAATTTACAGCAACACCAAACACATCTTCTTACGTTTTCAATAAGAGTGGTTTGACTTCAAATGATGAAATTCATGTGGTTGTTGTTGATGCAAATGGAGCAATTTCTGGCACAGCAGGTACAGTTCTAGAAAAATATGCATTTGTTTCTAAAGCACTTGATGCAAAAGATGATTCAGGTAATTCAAATTACTATAAGAATGTAATTGCAGCACAATCACAATGGGTACATTGGTTAGCACATCCTGCTACTGCAAATTTAACTGTAGGTACTGCATGGGGTTCAGCGGCAAACGTATCTCTATTTAAAACATTAACTGCTCCAACTACATTCTCATTCTCTGGTGGTTCTGATGGTACAACTTCTGTTGCAAACACAACAACTGGTTGGGACCAATTTAAGAATTCCGAAGCAGTTGATGTATCGTTGTTAGTAACTGGCACAGGTAACTCAACAATTGCTACTTATGTTATCAGCAATATTGCAGAAAGTCGTAAAGATTGTGTGGCATTTATTTCGCCACCTGCCGCAAACGTTGTTAATAATCCAGGCAGTGAAACAACCGCAGTAGTTGCTTTCCGTAACGGTCTAACATCATCTTCATATGCTGTAATCGATTCTGGTTACAAATACCAGTATGACAAGTATGCTGACCTCTATCGTTGGGTTCCTCTGAACGGTGACATTGCTGGTTTGTGCGCCCGTACAGATACCGAACGTGATCCTTGGTTCTCACCAGGTGGTTTGAATCGTGGTATAATTAAAAACGTAGTTAAACTTGCATGGAATCCAACTAAGACTGACCGTGATACATTGTATTCAGCAGGTGTTAATCCAGTTGTTTCATTCCCAGGTGAAGGTACAGTTCTGTTTGGCGATAAAACAATGTTGGCAAAACCAAGCGCATTTGATCGTATCAATGTTCGCCGTCTGTTCATTGTACTTGAAAAAGCGATTGCACGTGCCGCACGTTTCTCAATGTTTGAATTTAATGATCAGTTTACCCGTGCTCAATTCGTTGCACTCGTAGAACCGTTCTTGCGTGATGTTCAAGGCCGTCGTGGTATCACTGACTTCCGTGTTGTGTGTGATGATACAAACAATACTGGGCAAGTTATTGATTCGAATCAGTTTATTGGTGACATTTATATCAAACCAGCACGATCAATCAACTTCATTCAGTTGAACTTTGTCGCCGTTCGTACAGGCGTATCGTTCAATGAAGTTGTAGGTCAGTTCTAAATAGAGAGAGACAGGAGAAAATAAATGGCATTTAATGTAAATCAATTCCGTTCACAGTTACAAGGTGACGGTGCTCGCCCAAATCTGTTTGAGGTAACTATGCCGTTTCCTGTGTTCTCACTACCAGGAAACGCACAGACTAAATTAACGTTCATGTGTAAGACAGCACAACTTCCAGGTTCAACTCTGGGTGTTGTGCCTATGCAATACTTTGGCCGTGAATTGAAGTTTGTGGGTAATCGTTCATTTGCTGATTGGACAATCACAATTATCAATGATGAAGATTTTATAGTACGCAATGCATTTGAACGTTGGATGAATGGTATTAACAGTCATAATCTAAACGTTCGTAACCCAGTTGCTGGTACACCAATAGGTTACTCAGTGGATGGTCAAGTTTTACAATTTGGTAAAACAGGCAATAGAATCAAGCAATACAATTTTGTTGGAATGTTCCCAACAGACTTAACTCCAATCGATGTTGATTGGGGTTCAAATGATGCAATTGAAGAATTCTCTGTTACTCTGACCTACCAGTGGTGGGAATCAGTAGCAGATGGCGTGATCTAAGAGTAGGGGATTCTCCCTACTTTTATCTATAGGATGAAAGATTAATGGCAATTAAATTATTCGGCTTTACGTTAGGCACAAAAGATGTCGTTCAGAAAGAAAATCCTGAACAGGCATCTTTTGCGTTGCCTTCTGATACCATTGATGATGGCGCAGTTACCGTTACACAGAATGCTTATTACGGAACCTATGTTGACTTAGAAGGTTCAGTACGTAATGAGATAGAACTAATCACACGTTATCGTGAAATGTCCAATCACCCAGAATTGGATATGGCAATTGATGAGATTGTCAATGAAGCGATATCTCATGATGAAGCAGGTAAAGTTTGCGATATCGTAATGGATAATCTCAAGCAACCTGAATCGATCAAAAAGAAAATCAATGAAGAGTTTCAAGCAATTTTAAAAATGCTTAACTTTTCTAACCTTGCTGATGACTTATTTAAACGTTGGTACATTGATGGACGATTGTTCTATCATGTTATAGTCAACGATAAGAATCCAAAAGAAGGTATACAAGAATTAAGGTACATTGATCCACGTAAGATTCGTAAAGTCCGTGAGATCAAAAAAGATCGTGATCTTAAAACAGGTGCATCGATTATTGTATCTACCGCAGAGTATTATGTCTTTAATGATAAAGGCCAGACTACTCAAACATTTACATCAAATGTAGGTCAAGGCATTCGTATTGCACCAGACTCAATCATTAACGTGAACTCTGGAATGATGGATGCAAAGAATACATTCGTTATTTCATATCTACATAAGGCAATCAAACCACTCAATCAACTTAGAATGATTGAAGATGCGATTGTTATCTATCGTATTAGTCGTGCTCCTGAGCGCCGTATATTCTACATTGACGTTGGTAATTTACCACGTGGTAAAGCAGAACAGTATCTCCGTGATGTTATGGTTAAGTATCGTAACAAGATGGTGTATGATGCAAACACTGGTGAACTCCGTGATGAACGTAAGCACATGTCGATGCTTGAAGATTTCTGGTTGCCACGCCGTGAAGGTGGTAAAGGCACAGAGATTACTACATTGCCAGCAGGTCAGAACTTAGGTGAATTGGAAGATGTTAAATACTTCCAGAAGAAATTATTACAGTGTTTGAATGTACCATACTCACGCCTTGAAGAAAGTGGCGGTGGTTTTGCAGGCATGGGTCGCTCACAAGAAGTTACCCGTGACGAATTAAAGTTTGCCAAATTTGTTACCAGACTTCGTAATAAGTTTACACAGTTGTTTGACCATGCTTTGCGTACTCAATTGGTACTCAAAGGTATTTGTACATTGGAAGAGTGGGAAGATTTCAAAGAAGATATCTACTACGACTTCCAGAAAGACAACAACTTTACTGAGATGCGTTCGTCAGAGTTGTTGCAGAACCGTTTACAAATGTTGCAGATGGTTGATCCTTATATTGGTAGGTACTTCTCTAATCATTACATCAAGAACAAGATTCTGATGATGACTGATGAGGAGATCGAAGAAATGGATAAACAACTTGACGAGGAAAAAGATTCATTACCTGATGACATGCAAGGTCCAGTAATGAATGCTCCACAAGGTGGTGCGGATCCTAATGAGTTCCCACCAGAAGATAACACCACAGAGAATACCGAAGAAGAAGAGTCATTGACACCTGGTCTTGACAAAGAGGTAGACAAGTCTGTGGTCAGCATAAATACTAAACGCAAATAGGAGTTGTGATGGATATTCAAGACATAATTAATAATATTGCAGCAGGTGAAAACGTTGCTGCTAAAGAAGGATTAGAAAATGTATTGTCAGCAAAAGCGTTCGATGCGCTCCAGGGTTACAAGCAAGAAATCGCTGCAACTCTATATGGCGGGCAAGAGCAAGGGCCTGAAGAAGATACAGATCACGAAGAAGATGAAGAACAAGAAGAAACAGAACAAGAATGAAATCGTTATTAGACTTTAAACTTATTACGGAAGAAGAGAAGAAAGACTATTCAAAGTTTGATGCTCTAGTTCGTGCAGGTTTAGCAAACAAAGCGCAGGTGCAACGTATCCACAAGATACTGGATAAGATGGGTGAAGAGAAACCTATTTTTAATCCTGCTGACCGTGCCATATTGCAGAACTTATTTAACCGTATGGTAGATTTAATTTCTAATAACAAACAGATTTATTCTAAAGCAAGACAAGCAGTGCGTGAAGAGTTGGAAGAAGGTGCAAGAATGGATTCACCTCTTGTACCAGTACCACCAATCATTCTGGTAATCAAACGCAAAGCGGTAAGATTATATCCTGATGGCACACGTATCGCATTGTATTATAACGATAAAATGAAACGATACTTTAGCGTTCCTTTTGGTACACCTGAAGCAGATGTATCTGGTGTACAAGCAGAAAGTTTTATTGATGAACTGAGAGCAATGAGTAATCTCACTGAAGAAACTACATTAGAATTGCAAGATGGTAGTCAAGTAGAACTTGATGTTTTGATGGTTAATCGTATAGTTTATGCTTATGATGGATTAGAAGAAGATAACAAACAAAAATTTGTGGATTTACTAACAAGTTCAGAGGAAAGTTTTGACAAGGCATATGAGTTTTGTAGATCACATTATTCAATCTAAACTAGATGAGGCTCGTGAGGCCATCTTTGCACGTTTAGATGAAATTGTTGCTCAGAAACTTGAGGAAGCAAAACCATTTGTCGTTGATGAAATATTTGAGGAAGTTGAATGGGAAGAATTGGATGAGGCAACTAAGAAGCGCAATCCAAACATTCAAAAGATGGGAAGAATTACTAAGATTCGCAGGCGCATTCGCCGTAATAAAAAAGGTAGAATCGTAGTACAACGAAATGTTCGCAAGTCGGGCATTAAAGGTTATAGATTGTCAGGTAATTCGGTACGTAAGATACCTGCAACAGTAAGAATAGCGAAAGCACGAAAGTTAAAACGTTCGTGGAAAACAACAAGAAGATCAAAACTTAGACGCACATTGATGAAGAGAAAAATGTCAATGCGCCGAAGAACATCTATGGGACTAAAGTAAAATGCCAATTGAATACAACAATACATTAAGAGGTACCTCAATTATTAGAGTTGAGGGTACTGGAACTTATGTAATTACTCTTAATGATTTAAGAGCGAACACAACAACTGAAACGGTTACCGCTTTTGACATTAAGAGATTGAATTGGTCTACAAATGGATCTATTCAAATTAGTCGAAACAGTGCCAATACCGCTTCACTTCATAATACAGGTGAAGTTCGCCTTGATGAGTGGGGTTATGCAATTTCTAACAATCGTACAGCAAATGCTAACGTTACCATTGCAACAGGTGGAACTTTATTTATGGAAGTAAGTAAAGAAGCATCCTATAATGTTGATCCATATACAGGTTAATCTATGAAACTAATTAAAGAACATATTGAGGACGTAAAGTACCTCACGGAGACCACAGAGAGTGGTAAAAAAAATATGTACATTGAAGGTCGTTTTCTGGTTGGTGATGAAGTCAATCGTAACAATCGCATGTACAAGATGGATACATTACGCCAAGAAGTTGCACGTTATACCAAAGAGTATATTGATTCCAATCGTGCGCTTGGTGAACTAGGACATCCAGATACCCCTTCATTGAATCTGGAACGTGTGTCGCATAAAATTGTAAGTCTTGTAGAAGATGGTAATACTTTCAAAGGTAAAGCACTTGTTCTTGAAACTCCATACGGTATGATCGTTAAGAACTTTATCGACTCTGGTGTTAATCTTGGTGTATCTAGTCGTGCTATGGGTTCTGTGGTCATGACCAAAGAGGGTTACAATCTAGTTCAAGATGATTTGCGCCTTGCTACAGCGGCAGACATTGTTGCTGATCCATCTGCACCAGGTGCTTTTGTTCAAGGAATTATGGAAAATAAAGAATGGTTGTTTGTCGAAGGGCGATTTGTCGAAGTAGATTTTGACAATGCTAAGAGGCAGATTCGTCAGGCACCACGTAGTCAGGTAGAGTCGGTTGCCTTGAAACTATTTGAAAATTACCTATCAAAACTTTAAAATTTATAAATAAGAAATCACAAGGAGATATCCAATGGCAACAAACAAACTCATGGAAGCAGCAGCAGAGATTCTTGCAGGAAGCAAAAAGTCCGCATCTGCTATGCCAATGCAAAAACCTGAAGGCGCTGGTGTCCAAGACTTAGGTGGCCCTACACCACAAGATGGTAAACCAGATGGCGATTCGAATAAAATTGATGCAACCAAAGGCGCTAAGTCTGCAACTGCTCCCACAACTAAACCATCTGCCGCATCGTCAGATACTCAGAATCATCCTGCTGGTGGCACAAAAACCATGCGTGAAGATGAAGAGTATGATGAAGATCAACTCGATGAAGTTTCTTTAGATACTGCTGCAAAAGTTTACAAAAAACGTGCAGATAATGCATATGATGGTCAGAGTAATAAAAATGTAAACAAACAAGTATCAAGCAGAGAGACTATTGGTAAAAGATTTGGTCTTGCAGGTAAACAAATGACCAAAGGAATTGAGAAAAAATATAGCAATTATTCAGAAAGCACAGATCAAGAAGAGTATTCAATGATTGACGAAATGCGAGCACAAATGCACGATGATATTCAAGCACTGTTTGCTGACGATCAAACTATTTCGGAAGACTTTAAATCAAAAGCAGCAACCATTTTTGAAGCCCGTGTTTTTGATCGTGTTGCACAGATTCAAGAAGAAATCGAAAGCGAATATGCTGGTATGCTTGAAGAAGCAGTTGAGCAAATCAAATCCGATCTGACAGAGAAGGTAGATGACTACCTAAACTACGTTGTAGAACAGTGGATGGAAGAAAACCAAATCGCAATTGAAAGCGGTCTGCGTTCTGAAATCACAGAAGATTTTATCGCTGGTCTCCGTAATCTGTTTGCAGAAAACTATATCAATGTTCCCGAAGAATCAGTTGATTTGGTAGAAGAGTTGGCCGCTAAAGTCGAAGAACTCGAAACTAAACTCAATGAAGAAATCGAAACTAACATTGTATATAAAAAGGCTTTGACAGAAGCAATTAAAGAACAATTGACAGTAGAAGTATGTGAAGGTTTGACCGCAACACAAGTTGAAAAAATCAAATCACTTGCAGAGAGTGTAGACTTTTCCACAGAGGAAGAGTTCGTAGATAAACTTGAAACATTGCGTGAAAACTATTTCCCATCTGGTATCCAGAAAGCGAAAGTGTCACATCTTCATGAGCAATTTGAAGATACGGAAGAGAAGAAAGCGATCCTTGATCCATTTATCTCCGCAGTATCACAAGCGATTTCCAAAACAAAAATTTAAATAAACAAGGAGATATAAATGTATTTATCCGAAGAGAATCAAGCAAAATGGGACTCGGTGATTAATCACCCTGACCTGCCTGCTATTAAAGATCCATACCGCAGAGCGGTAACTGCTGTTATTCTGGAAAACCAGTTGACAGAAATGCGTAAAGAATCAGGCATTCTGCACGAAGCAGGTTCGCCAACTAACTTTACTGGTACTGGTGGTTTTGGTGGCGGTGCTGCTGCTGGTGGTCCAGTTGCTGGTTTCGATCCAATCCTTATCAGTTTGGTTCGCCGTTCATTGCCTAATCTGATTGCGTATGACATCTGCGGCGTTCAGCCAATGACTGGTCCTACAGGTCTGATCTTTGCAATGCGTACTAAGTATGCTGGTCAAAGTGGTACCGAAGCATTCTACAACGAAGCAAACACAAACTTTACTGGTGCTAACGGTGTTATCACTGCTGGTTCGATGACCATTTCTGGTAACACAATGGATTATCTGTTTACAGGTAATGCTGCTCCAGGTCAAGCAATGACTACAGGTTCTGCTGAAGCATTAGGTGACGGTGCTGCTGGTAACACATTCCAAGAAATGGCATTCTCGATTGAGAAAGTTACTGTTACTGCTAAGACCCGTGCTTTGAAAGCAGAATATTCAATGGAATTGGCACAAGACTTGAAAGCAGTTCATGGTCTGGATGCTGAAACTGAATTAGCAAACATTTTGTCTGCTGAAATTCTTGCTGAAATTAACCGTGAAGTTATTCGCACAGTCTATATGGTTGCCAAACCTGGCGCACAAGCAGGCACAACCTCTGCTGGTACTTTTAACCTTGATACCGACTCAAACGGTCGTTGGATGGTTGAAAAAATCAAAGGTTTAGCATTCCAAATCGAACGTGAAGCAAATCAAATCGCTAAATTGACTCGTCGTGGTAAAGGTAATGTAATGATCTGCTCGTCAGACGTTGCATCTGCCCTAGCAATGGCTGGTCTGCTCGATTACCAATCTGCTTTGTCTGGTCAAGTATCGTTGACAGTTGATGACACTGGCAATACATTTGCTGGTACAATCTTCGGTCGCATCAAAGTGTACATCGATCCATATGCACAGACCGCTTCGACTTCCGAGTTCGCAGTTGTTGGTTACAAAGGTTCGAATGCTTATGACGCAGGTATCTTCTACTGCCCATACGTTCCGCTCCAAATGGTTCGTGCTGTTGATACTGGCACCTTCCAACCTAAGATCGGATTCAAGACTCGTTACGGCATGGTTTCAAACCCATTTGCCGAAGGTACAAGTCAAGGTCTTGGCGCAATGACTGTTCGTGCGAACAACTACTATCGTGCGTTCCGTATTGCCAACTTGATGTAAATAAAAACCACCATTAAGAGTGGACTTTAGAGAGACACCTACAGGTGTCTCTTTTTTTTGTTTATAAATAAACATATGACAGTTCTCAATAGAAATCCATCCAATCCAAATATGCTTCAAGGGAATAAGTTCCAGTTGAACTTTTCTAGGGCACCTAATCTACAATATTTTTCACAGACAATTACACTGCCTGGTCTTTCAACATCTGAGATACCAGTAAACAATCCATTTGTTGAACTGTATGCACCTGGTGAAAAAGCAATCTATGATACTCTAAACATTACTTTTTTGGTAGATGCAGAGATGACAGGTTGGTTAGAAGTGCATGATTGGTTAAGAGGTCTGACATTTCCAACAAACTATGATGAGTACCGCAATTTAAGTCAACAAAATAAATTTACAACTACTGCCGATTCTAAAACACCACAATACGCAGATGCTTCAGTAACTATTCTTTCCGCATCAAACAAACCATATTTTAAATTTACCTTCTTCGATTTGTTTCCAATCTCTATTGGCGGATTCATGTTGTCATCTACCGATACACCAGAGACTATTATTACCTCTGATGCCACATTCAGATTTACCTATTATGATATTGAAAAATTGATTTAAGTGTGATATACTCCTAAGGAGGAGATAAATTATGAGCAAACTTGATGATGTATTGAAGATGTGGGCAGACGATTCCAATATAGATCGCACTGAACCAGGTAAAGCACTGATAGATATTCCCAAACTTCACAGTAAGTATCTTAACATACTCTCGCAGCACCGTCTACTGGTTAAAGATGCTGAGTTTAAATATAACCGAATGAAGAAACTCAAGTGGGAATACTACACAGGCAAATTAGATGATGATGACTTGAAGAAACATGGTTGGGAACCATTTCGATACGCCCTCAAATCCGACATCACTACATACTTAGATGCAGATGAGGATATCAATAAGTACCTAGCATCTAAGATGATG